GGTGCAGCTTCTTGCGCAATTATTTGTCTTGTGGTTTTAGGTTTAGCTTGCGTCTTTTTGCCATCATATTTTTTATTATAGTCTTGCTCTTCTTTTAATGATAATTTTGCCAATGTTAAATTTTGGATTGTTTTAGCATAATTCATGGATGTTAATTGATCTATATTGTCTTCCGTAATAATGCGCATTTGAATATTCATTACCTGCAACTCTTGTATTAATAGTTTAAAACTATAAGGAACACGAACAATACTAAACGACTTGCCATATTTGGAAATGACTTCCAAATTCATAGTATTTTCGAAATTTTCAGAAAATTTGAGAGGTCCATCTGAAAAGGGGCTAATAAATATATTCTTGGTCTCATTATATATAGCAATTGTCCCGCTAGTGTTACATATTGCCACATAATAATCATCTCCGCGATCCAACATAGACTCCTTTAAAAACGCAGTTGCCCCATGAGCAATAATACCATCACGCTCCATTTCACCAATACGCAAACCACCATCATTTGCGCGCCCTTGAACTGTTTGGCGTGTTACCATTGTTCTTGGTCCTTGAGCGCGATAATTTATTTTGTCTTTTACCATGTGTTTAAGGCGCATATAATAGCAAGGCCCAGTAAAAAATTCCATTTCTAATTGCTCACCTGTTTCACCGCTATACATTAATTCGTTGCCCGTTGAGCTATAACCTATATTTCTCAATAAAGAGCCAAATATTTCATGCTTTGATCCTTTATTAACAAACGCAGTACAGTCGCCAAACCCACCATAATACGCACATGCTTTTCCCATTAATGTTTCTACAAGTTGGCCTATAGTCATGCGACTAGGAAGAGCATGCGGATTAATTATTATATCGGGTCGTATTCCTTCGGCATTAAAAGGCATGTTTTCCTCAGGAATAATTAGCCCAACAGTCCCCTTTTGACCACAACGGCTACAAAATTTATCTCCTTGAGCAGGTAATCGCTCTTCCCTAATTCTAATTTTTGCTATTCTAAATCCTTCTTCGCCTTCAGTTATAAACGCTTTATCTACATAGCCTAATTGGCCTTTTTTAGGACTTATTGATGCATCGCTAAATGTATCAGGATTACTTATATTTGTTGTAACCTTGCCAATAACAATTATTTTGTCATCTAAAGGAGTATTTTCTCGTATTAATCCGTTGTCGTCTAACTGTGAATAATCATAACCTGGTCTTTTATTTATAACATTTTTAGTTTCAATATTGACAAAACGAGAGTCTATATTTGACCCGGCAACTTTAGTGCTTTCTTCGCGCGCCTCATACATATTAAAATATGTTGTATTAAACATACCGCGATTAATTGACCCTTCGTTAAATAATATCGAATCTTCAACATTATACCCTCCATAACTTCCAATTGCTACAATCGCGTTTATTCCATAAGTGTGCTCTTCATTGTAAATGTATTTTAAATAACGGCTTTTTACTAATGGTATTTGACCATTATTTAGCACAACTCCCATTTTGTCAATTCTATTTTGATAATTTGTATTGTATAAACTTACGCCTTGCTTACTCTGCCCACATGAAAAAAGGTCTCGTGGTAGCTGATTATTTTCAGGAAATACAATTTGATTTCCCATAATACCCAATAATAGCGATGGATGAAGTTCGCAATGACTTGTAAATTTAGTGATTTGCTCACTATATGTCGCTATTAAAGTGGTTTCGCTTTCGGCTGTGTCTAAATAATCAATAATACCGGCTTTTTCCATTAACTTGTCTAACGCGTTTTCTATGCTTATTACGTTTGGTCGATCATATAAATCACCTAAGTTAAAAAACACATTATTAGAGCGAATAACATCAGACGCAGTAAACGTGTTTTCCTTTTTTTCCGAATCATAGGTTTTGAATTTATTAAATCCAATTAATAGCTCATTATAAGTAAAGTCGTTAGATAGTAATTTATTATATATAAACTCATTTTCATAACATGGTTTATTGCTATTGCTATTGCTATTGCTATTGCTATTTAAATAAAATACTGGTCTAGTTAATCTACCCGAGTCGCTATAAATATAAATGCTATCTTCCTTAATTGCCCAACTAATGCTTGTATAAATTGGTATTAATCCAATACGCCTATATTTTTTCAACAAATCTATGACTTCTAGCGGCTTTGTGACAATACCGACCCACGCACCATTTACAAATACTTTTGTTGCGTGAGCTATGTATTCAATAATACATTCGCTCAATAATTCCATAAAAAACACGGTTCTCAATAACTCAATAATTGCTTTGCCTGAGTATCCGCTAGTTATTAAACAACCTAATGACATGTGTTTATGTAGGCCTACATTTCCACCATCGGGCGTATCAACCGGATCTATTATTCCCCATTGAGATGAATGCAATAGACGCGGACCGATTACTTTTGCGCTCGAATCGAGAGGCAAATTAACTTTTCGTAAATGTGATAAAAAAGAATTATACGATAATCGATTTAAATCTTGGACAACTTCCGGACGTTTTGTATGCGCTTCTGATCCCCAATTTCCTTTAAATGCTTTTCTAAATCCATTTTCCAGAATACGCTCTTTAAAATATTCTAAATAATTATTTTCAATTAAGCTAATAAAATCTTTCTGATAAATGCCTTGTTTATAGTAATATTCTTTGTCTATTTTCTGAAATATGTGTTTTTGTTGTAATGAATAATATTCTTTAAATAAATCATAAATAAGGGTTCCTGCCAATTCAACTCGTTTGTATTTAAAGGAGTCGCGATCGGTAGGCTTCTTATCGTTTTTATAAACTTGCAACACTTCTTTCACCATATGACCAATAAAAAAGGCTTTATCGGTAAAATTGGTTTCGCCAATATGCGGCAATAAATAATCCATTAATATTTCCAAAATATGGGGCAGCGTTTTTCCCTTTGTAAGTGTTGCTAAATATTTCAGGGCCACTTCCTGATTAAAAATGTTTCCTGCATCATGTATGGACGGAATAAATAGCGAAATATAATTTTCATATTTTTCTAAATCTAATAGGCACATCTTAATTATTTCTTTATCGCTTGCTATTCCTAATGCTCTCATTAGTATAAATAACGGCACAGGCTTGCGGACATTTGGAATATTGACTACTATTTGATTATTGCTATGTTTTGTGTCGGGTCGCGTTATTCTTATACTTAACGTTCTAATTGGTTTTGATGCGTCTTCTGAAACTGACCTGATTTCTGCTGAATGACTATACAAGTCATTAAAATCGGACTTAATATATAACATATTGTCGGCAAATTTCTCTTGACTTATGAGGACTTTCTCTTTACCGTCAATAATAAAATACCCCCCTTTGTCATTTCTGCACTCGCCCATGTTAAACTTGGCAATCTTATCTAATTTATTTAAAACACATAAATCCGAATTCAACATAATTGGAAATTTTCCTAAATAAATTTTTTCTAATAATGATCTGGTTTCTCCATATGTTCCGTCTTCATTCATAATATAATAAACTATTTCTACATCAACGTGTATTGTTAGCGCGTAGCTCATGTTTCTTAATCTTGCTTCGTTTGGAAACATATAATGCTCTCTATGTTCGTCGTATATAACTGGCTTACCAAAGTAAATTAACTTTCCGCTGCTACCTCCTATATATAATTCTGCTTTATACTTATATTCTTTAGTATCCTCGTCTTGTTCTTTCATAATTAATATTGGATTTTTTTCCTTGAATATATTGTGTATCTTGTTATTAAAAAAATCATTATACGATTCCAAATGATGCTTAACCAACATATTTGAATCTTGAGCGAAAAATTTGTCAATTATTTTCCATGCTATTTCTTCATGATTAATGTTTCCAATTATATTAGGATTATCCCCAATTATAGGCTCACTATTACTATTTTCTTTGACTTCCATAACACTATACTATATTTATAGTATAAGTTAATAATAATATTTTATATGTTAATATTTTATATGTTTTAATGTTTAAAGTTTAATATTAAATGTTTTATGTTTAATATTAAATGTTTTTATGCTTTATAGCTTAATAAGACATTTATATTCACTAATTTCAGCATTTTCTGCATTTTTATTTGCATTCTTATTTGCATTTGCATTCTTATTTGCATTTGCATTCTTATTTGCATTTGCATTTTTATTTTTCTTAGTCAATAAATAATTCCATAAGTTTTGTAGGTTGTCCATAGCACTACTACTAGTACTACTATCTTTATCAACATCAAATAATTCATTTTCAATATTTAATAATGTTGTAGTTGTACTTGTAGTTGTTGTTGTAGTTGTAGTTGTAGTTGTAGTTGTTAATGACCTCATATATTTTACATAATGCTCATAATTTTTATTGGATGTGCGAAATATTCTATAGTTTTTTTGGTTATAAAATGCTCTACGTTTATTAAATTGGTTTTGAAACACATCATGTCCATCTATAATATCTATTACTAATGGATTGCTATGTTTTTCTCTCAAAATACGGCCCACAGCTTGCACAATGTCAGATTTTGGACTTGCTAAAAGTAAGCTTGTCAATGATTTAATGTCTAATGCTTCGGCCGCCATGCTAAATGTTGCCAATATAATAGTTTTACTTTCCGATTTCTTTAATTCACTTTCTTTCATGCCTCCTATATAATAGCCCACAGATGCAAAATTTTTATAAACAATTGCTCTATATAAATAGTTTAATAAACTCTTAGTTTGCGCCAACACTATAAATTGTTGTTTTGGATTAATAAACAATTCGCTTTCTAACACATATACAATAAAATCACTACGCATATTTAAAGTGGAAACTTTATTTACCATTGTGCTATATTTAACTTGCCCCCTAAAGTCGCGCTCTACTTCATTATATTCATCATCATCAATTGTAAATTCTATTGCTTTTACTAATACGTCGTCTTCATTGCCTTTTTTAGAATGTTTATAACAAATGTCCCCTAAATACATTTTAAAAACATTTGTTAATCCGTCTTTCCTATTCATTGTTGCACTTAAGCCTAGGCCATATAATGTATTACATTTCTTTAAACAATTGCAAAATACTTCACTTGACATGTGATGACATTCATCATATATACTTAATCCAAAACTGTCAAATAATGTGTCATTATAAGTCTTCATACTAACACTTTGTATCATAGCTAGCACAATGTCTTTATTTTCAATGTCAATGTTTTGACCTTGAATAGAACCAATGCGCGCATTTGGTAAATATTGTTGTATTCGTTCTATCCATTGATTTTTTAGGAATGTTTTATGAACAAAAATAATGGTCTTTTTCTTTAACACTTCAATTATTTTAAGTCCTAAAACCGTCTTTCCTGCTCCAGTCCATAACTCTATTAGTGCCGATCCATTACCTTTATTTTTGTCATCACTAATTCCAAAGTCAATCGCTTTCAAATATTCATTTAGCACATTTGTTTGATAATCTCTCAATAGTCCTTCAAATTTTACATTTATATTTTCTCCATAAGGAATTTTAAGCATTTTAGGGTGTCCAAACATAGCTATTCCCCAATAACGAGGCACGTAAATCTTTTTTTCCGACTCTTGATAAATGGGAAATGATTTTGCTTCAATATAAGAATTTTGTAATGTTGGTTTTACCGTTAACTCCTTTTTTATAAATTCTATTATTTTAGGAGTTAAACATGATTTATATATACTATATCCTTTAGCACCTAAATAACTCTGCATATTGTTTTTTTTTATATTTTCTATAACTTGACTTAAATCATTATAATTTTCGCGATTTTTAGGGCTAATCTTTTTAATTAGCATATTATTTTATAGTAATCTTGTTATTATTAATTAGTTATTAATAATTTGTTGTTAATATTTTAAGTATTTTTAATAAATATTATAAACAATTTTTTATAATATTTATAATTTGTTGTTAATATTTTAAGTATTTTTAATAATATTTATAATATTTTTTTATAATATTTATAATTTGTTGTTATTATTTTAAGTATTTTTAATAATATTTATAATATTTTTTTATAATATTTTATTATAATATTTTATTATACTATAATGGATTTTATTAATAAGAGCACAAACACTTTAAGGACAAGTACTATGAAATTATCCAATATTAAACCATACGAAATTATTATTGTAATATTGTTATTGTTATATTTAATAAGCAACGTTTCAACGCCTTATAATTATGCTCCGCATATAAACAATATTTATATGTATCTTTCTCTTGCTATTATTTTCATAATACTATTACTTAATAGCAACCCTCTTATTGCATTATTATTTGGCGGAGTAGCTTTAGTATTCTTAAGTCGCTCCCAAAAAGTTGATCATGGAGTTATGGCTCAATCTGAAACAACTAGAGCTTCAAAAATGGAAAATTTGAATAGTCATTTAAATACTAAAACTTTAGAAGAAGAAATGGTTACTTTAATAGATCAACGCCCTGAAAATATTACAAGTATTGACAATTATAATCCGGTTGAATGCGATACACATAGCGCTTCTAATATTTAATCTTAGTTACTTTAATTATATACTTTATATTCGTCTTGAAATAACGTTTTTCGGATAATCTATGAAAATATATTTACCAATATAATAAATTACTAAAAATATTATTAGACTTATGAATGTTTGCATTCCTATACTGCTATATAAAAACATAGGACTAAATCCTGATCCTAGTTCGCCAAACATAGCATTTAAACTGCTTATATTAGTTCCTATTGAATTATTTGTTTCGTCTATTACATTTCCATTGTCGTCTACAGGATTGCATTTAATATATATATTGTCTTCTGTGCTATTTAATTGTTTCATTAAAGTATTTGTTTCATTATATATATCTGTAAATTCTGCTATTTCACTGTCATTGGAACCTAGAACACTTGTTAAAAAAACAGGATTTTTCAATAATTCAGATAGTGGCAAATCTTGATTGCCTATAGATGGTATTTTACTTCTATAATATTGAGAAATGCTTTGACTTGGATTTTCTCTCTTTAAATAGTCATTTGTTCTAATAAAATCTGCATTATCTTCACCATATTTACGCTTTACAAACTCTAAAAATCGCAACCACTCTTTATTATTTACTTGTTCAACACTGGTTGGATTGGGTGACATATTATTATATTATTATATTATTATTTTATTTTTATTAGTTTTATTAGTTTTATTAGTTTTATTATTTTTATTATTTTTATTAGTTTTATTAGTTTTATTATTTAGTTTTATTAGTTTTATTATTTTATTATTTTTTAGTTTTATTAGTTTTATTAGTTTTATTAGTTTTATTAGTTTTATTAGTTTTATTATTATTTTTTATTTTTAAAATAATAATATATTATATAGTAAATACACATATAATAATATAACATGAATAAAGATGATTTATTACTTTTGAAATCTACTTTAAAAATATATATTAGATTTGTGTTATATATACATAAAAAATTATTAGAAAAAAACAGAGATTTATCAAACTCTGATGATGATAATAGAAAAGAAGCTTTAATACAACATACCAAACATGTGTTATCCGATAATGAACGTAATTCGGTTTCATTTGCACAATTTATGTTAAAAAATGTATTTGCTCGAATTTGTTCTGGGTCTAGATTGGCTAATTGCGATGAATATGACAATCTTACAGACCTATATAAAAATATTAAACCATGGGACGTCGATAATTTTAAAATAAAATTATTCAAAGTTCTTGACGATCTAACTTCTAATGTTAGGCTAAGCACACATGAAAAAAATTTAAAAAGACAAATTTATAAACTTATAAACGAATTAAATAATGTTAATAGTGAAGCTAAAATAGAAGCAATTACTAAAAAAATAATGGAATTAATAAAACAAATGCGGCCAAATGGCAAAAAACTTAGTGACGAAGATGTTAAAAAATTACTTAATATCTATCTTGGACAAGTTGAAGATGAAGAAGATGAAACTGGATTAAATGTTGGGTCTGGAAAAAGACCACTTGTTAAAGATGGGCCAGAATTAGATGATAAGCGAGATTTAAAAGTGGTTATAGAAGAGGTTATAGAAGAGGATAAAGAGGCAAAAGAGCCAAAAGTGGATATAGATGATAATGTTAAGCCATTTGTTAGTGATGCTAATACAGAAAATGGAAAAGAAGATGAAGAATATAATAATGTTGCGGCTGCAACAGTTGCGCTATTGGCTGCATCATTAAATAATGACTTATCTATAAATGATAATAATAATGATGATCCAGGCGATGACGATGTTGCATCTGCAACTGTTGCAGTATTGGCTGCTGCAATATCTAACAATGATGGTGCCGGGGGTCCTGGTGGTGGTGGTGATAATGATGATGATGATGATGATGGTGGTGGTGGTGGTAAAAAATTTGCTCCTGCATTAGTTGCCTTATTAGCTGCTGTAACAAATAGTGAAGCTCTTGAAAAAGCTGAAGAGGCTGTTGAAGAAGCTAAAGAGGCGGCTAAAGTAGCTGAAGAGGCGGCTAGAGTAGCTGAACGGAAATTAAAGGGTGCTGAAACTAATGGTAATGATAAAAAAGAAATTGAAGAACTAAAACGCCAACTTAAGGAGGCTAATGAAGCTAGAAAAAAAGCTGATCTTGATCGACAGGCAGCTGCTGATGCTCTACTTGCCCAACAAGAAGCTGCTGCTGATCTAGCCGCTCAACATGCTGCTACTCAAGCTGCTGCTCTAGCTGCCCAACAAGAAGCTGCTGAGCAAGCACAAGCAGAGGCAGTAGCAGCAGCAAGAAGAGAAGCAACAGCACAAGCACAAGTAGATGCAGACGCACAAGCAGCAGCAGCAGCACAAGCAGCAGCAGCAGCACAAGCAGCAGCAGTAGCAGCAGCACAAGCAGCAGCAGAAGCAGCAGCAGAAGCAGAACGCGCAGTAGGTGAACAAGCAATAGCAGCAGCACAAACAGCAGCACAAACAGCAGCACAAGCAGCAGCACGAGCAGCAGAGGAAGCACGACTAGCAGAAGCAACACGAAGACAAGCAGAACTAGATGCAGAAGAAGCACGAGCAGAAGCAACAGCAGCAGAAGCAGCACGAGCAGAAGCAGAACAAGCAGCAGAAGCAGCACGAGCACAAGCAGCAGAAGCACGAACACAAGCAGCAGCAGCAGCAGAAGCACAAGCACAAGCAGCAGCAGCAGAAGCAGCACGACTAGCAGAAGCAGAAGCAGAAGCAGCACGAGTAGCAGCAGCAGCCCAAGCTGCTATTGCAGCGGCTCAAGCTCAGGTTGAACAAGCTATAAATGATCTTGCTAATGCTAACAGGAGGTTAGATGAAAGTGAGACAAATAGAAATAGATCACGAGAAGAGATTGATAGATTACGAGCAGAAATGGATCAAGCTCGACAAGCTCTTGGTGCTGCTAATGATGCAAGAGATGAAGCTAGAGCTCGTGTTACTCAAGCAGATGCAGAAATAGCACGACTAGCAGCACAAGCAGAACGAGCTGCAGCAGATGCAACACGAATGGCAGAACAAGCAGAAGCCGCATATGCTGAAGAAATAGCAGCTCTTACAAATTCATTACGTAATGCTCGACAGAAGCTAGAACGTATTACAGCAGATATTACAGCTTTGAAAATTGAACTGATGAATGCTGAAGCTGGACATCAACAAACAGAAGCAACAACTCAACAAGAAATAACTCGTCTTACAGAACTAATTACTAAAGCTCAAGTAATGCTTAAAGAAGCTCGACAAGATTATGAAAAGAATATTGCAGAATTAAAAAGTAAACTTACCGATTTAGAGAATGATACACGAGAAAAGCTAGGAAAAAATGATCAAATAATTCAAGATTTGGCTAATCAATTGAAAATAAACAGAGATCTAGCTAATAATATAAATAGCAATTTAATAATTAATATCGCACAAGCTTATTATAGTCGTGCTAATGATGCAGCAAAAAACGCTAAAGCTGCATTTAATATTGTTAAAATTTTAAAAGAAGCAGTACCCGGTGATGATAGGATGACAGGCTTTTTTAATAATGCTGAACGGGCTGCTAATGAAGCTGAAACGGCAGCGATAGGTGCCGGCGAAAATATAAATGATCCAACAATTAAAACTATAAATAGAGAGAACCATTCTAATGATGCTGTAAAAGCATGTGAACGGGCCCTAGAAGCTGCTAAAAGTGCAGCAAGGCGTATTGATGAGATCCTAAGCGATCAACGTGAAGAGATACTAAGACTTCAACATGAAGAAGCTGATCGTGCTCGAGCTGCTCAAGCTGCTGCTCAAGCTGCTGCTCAAGCTGCTGCTCAAGAAAGAACTGCTGCCGCCACGAAATTACAGGCAGCACGCCGCCGCCGGGCTGCGAGGAAGGAAAGGCAGAAATTGGCAATTGATAATCATGTTGAACGACAACAAAATGCAGCAGCCACTAAGATACAGGCAATCACGCGAGGCAAAGACGCGAGAGACCTGGTTAAAAAAAAACGCGCAGCAGACGATTACAATGATGATGATTTCGAAGATGATGATGATGATGATCCTTCCGCTGCTCGTGCTGCTGTTCCGGGTGCCTCTTCTGGACTTGGACTCCGGGGTATTCCGAAACGTCAAAATAGAGGTAATAATAGCGCGCCGCAAGATCAACCAGGTACATCACTCGATAAGAAGGCGGCTAAGGCAAACACAGAAGAAATTGCTAAATTAAGAGAAGATATAGCTAAAAATAAGATAAACGAAAAACAAAAACTTAAAGAACTAAGGGATTTTTTTACAAAGATTAATTCACCTTTAAATGATAAGGCAGAAGAGGCACCTATGTTGTATAAATTAAATCATGTGACTAATACACAACGTATTAATATACAAATGTATAGAAGAGAAATACAAAAATTACGAGAAGATACAGATGCCATGAATGAAAGGCTAATAGAAATTGGTGGAAAAGCTAGACCACCTCCTACACATGCCTCTAGAGGCAGTGTAGTTGGTTTTAAGACGCCTTCTCTTAAAGATAGTTTCACAGTACGAAGTGGTGGATCCAATCTAAAAAGAACACGAAAAAAGAAAAAAAGAAATTAATAAAAAAGAAATTAAGAAATTAATAAAAAAGAACTAAAGAAATTAAGAACTTAAGAACATTAAAATTGATTTGCAAAAATATTATAAGTTTTAATTATAATTGCCAAATAATGCCACCACTTATTGTATCGATTGATGGTAATATTGGATCCGGAAAATCGAGCATTATGCGTTATTTAGAAAAAAACTTTGCTAATTTTTGCGCTTCAAAAGGCAATAATTGCAAAATCTGTTTTCTAAAAGAGCCGGTTTCAAGCTGGGAAGCAATTGGAGATGCAAATGGAAAAAGTATTATTACTCATTTTTATGAAAATAATGAGCGTTATAGTTTTGCGTTTCAAGTAATGGCGTACACTAGTCGACTATCTTTATTGAAGGAAGCGCTAAAAGAAAATTACGATGTTATTATTAGTGAGCGCTCCATTTATACAGACAAATTTGTATTTGCAAAAAGTCTATATGAGGCTAACAAAATGAGCCTTATTGAATATTTAATTTATTTGAACATGTTTAAAGAGTTTCAAACTATTTTTCAAGATTTAAAAATAGTTTATATTAGAACATGTCCAGAGATTTGTGATTTGCGTGTGCAACAGCGGGGTCGTCTGGGAGAAACTATACCTATTGAATATTTAAAAGATTGTCATCATTATCATGATGTATGGTTAAACAATCCTACAGCTATTGAAGAAGGGTTAGTATTGGTCATTAATGGAAATGAAGAAACAAATACAAGTCAATTTATTGACAATAGCTATTATGATGAACTAACAAGAAAAATGTATGATTTTATATTTACATTATAGATGAAGTAAATATGAAGTAAATATAAAAACGAAGTAAATATAAAGTGTTTTGTTTAATTATTTTTTTTATACTTATTCTTATATAAGAATATAAGAATAAGAATGACAAGACAAGGACCATCTGAAAGCGCGACTACATTTCCTGTTGGAACGATAAAGCGTGGTAATGATGGTAATAATTGGATAATAATACAAACAAAAAATAGTAAGCGGTGGTCTAAACTTAATAATAATACATTACAGAAAACAAAGAAAACAAGCAAAACAAGCAATAAAACAAAAAAACATATTATTCATAAAAGCAAAAAAAATGACATTTCAGTAGATAAATTAAGACAACTACTTAAAAAATATAACGCATCATTTAATGGTTCAAAAGAAGCGATGGCTCAAAAGTTATTTAGATTGCGCCACTCAACAATTGAAAGTGCTGATTTAGAATTAATTTATAATTTATTAGATAAAGGTCAACAAAAAAAAGCAACGCAACTCATACAAGATAGAATTAATAAACCAATTACTAATTATAAGGGAATGTATGAACCACTAACCAAACCAATAAGTTCTATGACACGGGAAGAGTTAATAAAGAATTTACAGAAGTTTAGAGACAGTTGGGAAAAAATTACTACACGAGATCAAGATTTATCAGATGAACGTTTAAATAGCGAACCAACTGACCAATTACGTAATCAAATTAAATTTTATTATAGTGATGATGCCAAATTCTTAGCGGAAGATTGGTTGCGCAATTATGTATAATAATTAGCAAAATTAGTAAAATTATCATTAATGCATAAAAATAATATATTTTTATAGTATGTATGATAATTGTAAAATAATTAGTCATAAAGGACCACATAAATATAGTGTGTTAATGTTGCATCCCATGTATTCAGATGCGTCATATTTTAATGACTATATAGACTATTGCAGTGCTAATTTTAATAATATAATTAAGCATTGCAAATTTATAATACCACAATCGCCATTAATGACTATTGATTATCCACATAATAAGCAATATAACATTGCATCATGGTATAATTATTATAGTTGTTATAACAATTTAAATAAGGTCGACAAAATAAGTCTCAGCGACTTTAATGAGCAAACGCGTAGAATGGTTGCTATTATCAATAATGAGGCCACAATTTTAAAGACTTATAAAAGCATATTTATAATAGGCGTCTCTCAAGGTGGAACATTATTATTTAATATATTAAATAAATTACCTAGTCCACTAGGAGGACTATTTTGCATTAAATCGCTATATATGCATAAATATATAAGATTGAGAAAAAACAGGGCTACACCATTATTTTTTTATAGTGGATCAAAAGACGTAATCTATAATTTAGCATATCAAAAAAAGTGTGCGCAATTGTTAGAGAGAAAATATAAGCTAGTTTGGCGCATAATAGCTAATTTGGACCATTATACAAAGATTAAAGAAGAATATAAATTTGTGTTTGGTGCTATTGCTGAATTAATTTGACGTATATTAAAATTGTGTTTAAGTGTTTAAATCCTTTTTATAATATATATTATATGCAATAATATATATGGATTTTTATACGCGTCTTTTTTGGTTCTTTTTCTTTGCTTTTATAATATTGTCTGGTTATTTAGTTTGTTGCACTAAGAAAACAAATATATTTTATCTGCAAATAGGGTCTGGGTGTGGCATGTTTGTTACAAGCAAAATAGGGCGCACATTTTTGGGATTATAAATTATAAATTATAAATTATAATTTTATAATATAAAGCTTTTTTAGCAATCTTAAATCTTATTTTTATATTATTTTAAAATATTGTTATAATATAATAAAATAATAGTATGTCATGTGAAAAAATTATGTGTAAATATGGTTTAAATGACAAATCATTAGTAAGAGATTGGTTAAAGAAAAATCATCCTGATAAAGGAGGTGTTATAGATCGCGATGAATTTATTCAAATATTAGAGTGCTATAAAAATAATGCTACATGCACTACAAAAAAGGCCAATAAAGAAAAATCAGTAAAGAATGATAAAAAGAATGATAAAAAGAATGATAAAAAGAATGATAAAAAGAATGATAAAAAGAATGATAATAAACCAAAAAACACTAGAAAAAAGCGTTCCAAAATTTTTACTTGCATGCGTAAAACGGCCAACTTTAGTAAAATTATGAATTATCATAAGTTTGACAAAGCGGCTTATGATCCCAAGAAATTAAATGAGGAGTTAGTTGAAGCGTCTCCAAAAATGGTTCAATTATTAAATAATATTAGAGAGCTAGACAGTCAAGACGTAAAATATCATGGGCGTAAATTCAAGCATTTCATATTTTCCGACGTAAAAGAAGGAGGCTATGGGGCTAAAATAATCGCATCAGCTTTACAAGCAAACGGTTATAATAATATACTTAAATCAAAAAAGGTGTCTAATCAAATAAACGCAAAACTATATTTAGATGTCGAAAACTCGAATTATAAAAATTTCGCATTATTGAGCTCTAATAGTGTGTATGGCACTACTTTCAATGAAAAGATCAAGAAAGAAGTATTAAAATTGTTTAATGAGCGTCCTGCTAATATACACGGAAAAAACGTTCGCCTAATTATTTTAGATAGCGGATTTAAAGAAGGCATTGACCTTTTTGATGTAAAATATGTTCATATTTTTGAGCCATCTATAACAATCGCAGACCTTAAACAAACAATAGGGCGCGCAACACGGACATGCGGTCAAAAAGGATTAGAATTTCAAGAAAATATAGGCTGGCCCCTCTATGTTTATAATTATTATTTAACTATTCCCGAAATAACAAGTGAAACTATGTATGCTAATAGGTCATTAATGGAAAATAATTATGAAAGTTATGATAAAAACGAAGATATATTATTATTTAAAAATGTGGAAAAATATAACGACAGCACTATGAATTATAGCGAGTTTGATAGTGCTATGATACAATTATCTAAACAATTATATGAGTTAGCACCATTGTTGGCGGTTGATTATGACTTAACCAAGAATATACATAAAGTAAATGATTTAAATAGAGCATTTATGGAAAAAGATTTTTATTTGATGGGTGGTGCTAATGGTAATACTGTTAATGGTAATACTGTTAATGCTAATACTACTTATGCCACTACTAACTTTAAGCGTCAAAGTGATAATTCTAAGTTTTTCAAAATTGACAATATAAAATGTATGGGTAAATGCGGTAAGAAAAGCACAAATGACATTCCTGTAAGTATTGATTTTATGAAATATGTGTATAAAAAATACAATCACCCGGGGCAATTATTGGCAAATGCAAAAACAAATGTCCGCCAATTTTTGTGTAATTATATGAAAGATTTGGATAATAAATTTTGTAAGCATGTTAACTTGGAATGGTCAATGCGTTATATTAGAATACCGCATATTATAGAAAAACATAATAATTTAGACGAGATTAAAAAGGATTTGCTTGCTTTAGAATTGGTAATTAATAATGAAGATGATGCTGCGCCCGTCAAGTATCCGTTAATTTTATATAAAGGAAATAAATCAAGAACAAGATCTAAATCAAGATCAAAATCAAGATCAAACATGAAATCAAGAACTAGATCTAGATCACTAATAGTTTCTCCTACACTATCTAGAAATAAGAATTTTACAAAAATGAGTTTTATAAAAATGAGAGATTATATAAGATCAAATTATAATTCAAAAGAATTTTTATGGGATCCTATTGAAGTAGTAAATAAATGTGTTTCTAGCCCTAAAGATGACGCAAACAATGCACCTAACACAAATAAAGCAAATAGTATTACATTAAATCCTACTCAAACATTTATAGCAGATTATTTCACTCCATCATCACCATATAAAGGAATTCTCCTTTGGCATTCTGTTGGAACAGGTAAAACGTGCACAGGTGTTGCTACAGCCTCATCTAGCTTTGAAAAAGAAGGTTATTCTATATTATGGGTTACACGCACAACATTAAAAGGAGACGTATGGAAAAATATATTTGATCAAATATGTCATGTAATATTACTTGATGAAATAAATAAGGGGCTTGTACTTCCCGAAAACTTGCCCGAGCGAAAAAGACTTTTATCAAAGAGTTGGCTAGACCCTATGTCATATAAGCAATTTAGTAATTTATTAGCCGGAAAAAATGCGATTTATGATATATTATTGGAGAGAAATGGATCGCGCGACATATTACACAAAACACTTATTATTATTGATGAAGCTCATAAGTTGTATGGCGGCGATTTAAAGGCTAGCGAACGACCAAATATGGAAATTATGGAAAATTTAATAAGTAATAGTTATAAAGTTTCTGGGGCTAACTCATGTAAGCTAATGATTATGACAGCAACACCTTTTACAAATAGCCCGTTAGAATTGTTTGCTTTAACAAATCTATTTATGACGCATGATAGTGAAAAGATTACTACAAATAAGGAAGAATTTAAGAAGCAATATATGACGTCTCAAAACATATTAAGTGAAACCGGATTAAAAGTGTTGGCAAATAAACTATCTGGATATATTAGTTATTTAAATAGAGAGAAAGATCCTACGCAATTTGCACAACCAATAATGATAAATGTTCCAATATTGATGACGCACGTTGAAAACGAAGATTTGAGAGATGCTGTGTATTTAAATTCTAATTTAAGCGCTATTGAAAAGGACATAGAAGCGCTTATAGTCTCGTTAAGAGCAAAAATAAAGGAGGAAAAATCGGGTTATAAATCTAAAAAGACCCCATTTAAAAATAAGGAAATCCCTCAACACATAACTGAAGAATTGGATACTATTTTGAAAAATATTAAGTCCATGGAAGAGAAAATAAACAATTATAAACAAAACAAGGCTGACGCAAAAGATAAAATGAAAGCACTTAAAGAGAGGACAAAAGCAATAAAGAATTCATTATTGCAAGAATATATATTATATACTAAATGTATGCATATTAAATATAAAAATAATAGGACGCAGAAAATTTATAAGTTGCTTAAATGAGCATAATCTCTCTAAACCTATAATGAATTAGTTAAAATAATTAACAAAAATAATAATAATTGTTAATAATTATTATTATATTAATTGTAATAATATTTAATTTTTTCTATTTATAGGATTTCTATTTATGAGATTTATATGTGGCACGGCATCTTTTATCCTTTAAAGCTTGGAAATATTTCATTTTATTATCCTTGGCGAATTTTAATACATGAGTAATCCAAGCACTCACTTTGCCTCTTGTTTTTTTTCCACGACGACCCTTTCTTCTTCTTGCTCCGCCCGATGCATCATGATCATCTTCTTCTTCCTCTTTTTGCTGCTGTTCTTGTTCTTCTTGCTGTTCTTGCTGTTCTTGCTGTTCTTGCTGCTGCTGCTGCGAGTTACCACCATAAAGTCTCTGTTTTCTTGATCTTCTTCTTTTGGTTGATCCTTTTCTTGCTTTTCTCCCTTTTCTTCCCTTTCTTGTTGTTCTGCGACGTCTTCTTCCGCCTGCTAATGCACTTCCTGTTTCAGCTCCACCATATGGTTCCACTGTGTCTGAACCGCCTTGCATTGATCCTAATAATTTGTCTAGCATTTTATATATATATAAAATATATTATATTTTATAAATTTAATTAATTGCTAAAGTTATTAAATTATTAAAATTATTAAAATTATTAATTATTAAAGTTATTAAAGTTATTATATTACTAAATAACTTTGGCAACTTTTCCATATTTTAATATATCTAATATTTTAGAAGTGGTTGGAAACTCTTCATCTCCGTAAATATCTTGTAATAACAACCATTCAAAAATTCCTCCTAAATAAACGTATATGTTTACAAATCCCAATTTATATAGTTGGTTATATTTGTAAATTACTTTATTATCGCTACAATTCTCTCCATATATTACTATTTTTATAGATTTATTAGTTTTCAAATATTTATTTATTATATCTTCTTCATTGGACGCGACAATACTATTTTTAATTAAACATTCTTGCTTATCATAATTGAGTGTATTAATTAGTATTATTAATTCGCTACTACTATGAATACATTTTTGTACGTATGCATAATTTACTTTATTTATGCTGCTTATATTACCCATTATTAATATAATACACTGTAATTTAGTTATTATAACGTAATAAAATTTTATATTTTATATTTTATATTGTTATATTGTTATATTGTTATATTGTTATATTATTTAAACTCAACTGTTGTAACAATAAATTCTTTATTTATTGACCGCGATGCGTTAGACGATAATTCTTCGCGTTTTTTACGCGTTTTATTGTTAGTCGATGTGCTAGATGAATACGAACCGCTACTTTCATCTGACGATATAGACGTTGTTGAATTAATAGAACTATTCTTTACTTTAGAGCAACAATTTCTTAAGTTCATGTCATTTTCAATTATTTTATAATTTGTTTCAATATATTCTAATATTTGATTTTCTATAGTCCATTTAAAAAAATTAAGTTGCCCTAATGTTGTTTGAATGAATTTGTCATCTTTATACGGAACATTAATCCTGTCCCATCTACAAAATGGATCAAATTTCTTTTTGCTATATGCTTTTAGTTTAAGCTTATAATCATTATAAACATTTACTTTTTCCATTTTATTGTCCTTATTTATCATGTATACAACATAATTCTTTTTTGAGTAATTTGTAACAAACCAATCCACTATTCTTAAAGATATAGGTGATGATCCGTTTATAATATTAATCATTTTATCAAAATTTGTATTTTCACTATAAAATTGTAATAATTTATTTAATAATACGTCACTTTGTGTATCTATATACAATGACATGTTTTAATGTTAAGAATAGCTTAATATTTATATTAAAATTATTAATTTATATTTAATTTAAATATAAGGAAAAATTTTACTATAAAAAAAATTTTATTTAGCAAATATTTAGGATATTTTTTATTTTAATTTTATTTTTTTAATA